CTAGCTCCTCCAATTACAATTTTTGCTTTTGGATTATATTTATCTAGTACAGTCCTCAACCTTTGAAACCAATCTAGCAAAGCTTCATTAGTATTTTCCCATAAAAATAAAGAGTAGGCTGCCATAGAAACTTTATCTAAAGCAGTTGAAAACTCTTGAGTTGAAAAACCGCTAGCGTCTACCGCTTTTTTACTTTCAGCAAAAGGATATAAAAAAGTATTTGAAATTCCTATTAATTGTGTATTTTCATCAATGAACGACTCTAGATAATTAAAAAACTTTTCATTATCTTTTATAAATCTAAACCAATCTAAGACGATACAAGAATGACCTTTCTCAATAAGTTGAGATTTCAACACATATGGACCAGAATATCTAGCCGCATATGTTTCATGTGACTGATTTGGTATATCTGATAGGAGTATAACTTCATTGCTCATTGTGTTTTGACTTAAATCTTATAACTTCTTTTGATTTTTGAAACCGTTTAAGAAACGTTCCAGCAGTCATATCAGGATATTTTCTAGGAGCAGGGCCTATGGGAGATAGAAGAGTATCATTTGGAATAGAGCAAAAATAAGCTGTGGTAAAGGCGTCTTTTTCATTCCAAAGCACACGATGAAAAGCTGAGTTTAAGTAATCTTGAGACCAAACTTGTAACAACACTCCTATGTTTATCACCACTGAGTTTTCCATAAACTCAATAGATTTCCACTCACCATCACGCGTTTTAATTTGTAAACGTTTATGTTCGTCTGGGGAAAATAAAAGAGTTACTGTGTTGTAGTCTTTGTGTTCTCCGCAAGGCAGTTGATTTTTTCTTGCTTCGCTTGCTGGATAATAAGCTGTTCTCATCATATGAGGGGCTGTGTTTTTGTGTACACTAACTAGTGAATTTTTTGGGCACTCAAGAACCTGTTCTATAGTTTCAATAACCTCAAGAGCAAGTGAGTGGATTAAGGGATAAGCATCAGCAAATGCTTGACGATATATAGGTGGAAGAAGTTGTGGATCATCGAAATGCCCGATTTCAAAGCACTGTTTGTGGTCAGCCCCAGATCTAGGATTGAGATTAACTGTGTCTACATCTACCCACCCATGCCACGCATCTTGATCAGCAGTCCACTGGTCTTTATCCTCAGCTTCATAAAACCAAGTTTCAACAGCTGTAAACCACTGATTAATAGTCTGACTTTGGTCGTCATCCCAAATGTTATACAGTCTAATAAAACCTGTATCACAAAATCCTTGTCTAAACTCTTCTACTAGAGCTGACGACTTCCAATTGATTTGAGGTATCATTATCCTATTGCCGAGTTAACCCATGCTAAAGCTCTATCAAAAGATAGTTTTGCTTGAATATGAGATTTATAAGTGTCATTCTTGAATAACATCAAACAAGGAAGTCTATCAGGTTTACGACAGTAGCTCTGCAACCTAGAATCAGTTTCATCAGCAAACTCTGTTGCTAGACTATCAAACTCATTAGAGATTGCTTGAAGCTGATCTTTGATGTACTCTGTATTTGTTAAATTGCCTGAATGAGCAAAACCTACTAATTTATGCGCCATTAATATGATCCTTAATCATTTTCAATTCTTGCTGCAACGTGTCAAGAGTTTCGCGAAGCTCTGTGATCTCTTGATGAAGATAACGAATATCGCCTCCAAGGTCGTTAGCCAGTTCGTGAATGGTTGCGTGAATCTCTTTCATTTCAAATTTAAGTTGTTTTTCGTCTACATACATACTAACACTCTATATTATTTCAATTTGTTTGGCAATAAAAAACTCACCCAAGACACATTTAGGTTGCTTACAGCCTAAAATTCTCATATAATTATTAAAATAACAAATAAAGGTATACAAATGCACAAACGACCTTCACTACAAGAAGCCAAAACTTTTCTTTCTCAACATGCACCTGATATAATGGATGAATATCATGACCTTATTCATACTCACGGCGAGTTCTTCGCTGCTCGTTATATTGTGGACATTGTAGATCACTATAATCATATTAATAATATTGGAGTTTCTCATGGTTAAATCAAAACCTGTTCCTTTTGGGTCTGCTGTTGGTTATGCTGACTGGGGCGTTATGCGCACGATTCGCGAAGCAGAGAACATTGCGCGTTGGGCGCCTTGGAAAACTCACGAATGGAAGAATCAAGCGCGTGATCGACTAGACATTTTTCACGCACCTTATCATGATCAGTATGACGCCGCTGTGCATCGCATCAACGCACTGTGGCGTTCCAATCGCTCACATCATTGGTATGATGAGCGTACATTTTGGATGGATGGAAAAGTATCACGCCCTCCTAAAATGTTAGAACCACTTTTTGATGTATAATGGTTAAATAAATTTTAACTTGCTCTCATTCAACTTTTCTGCTAAAAATAAAGGTATAAAAAATGTATTTTAAGCTTGTGTCCAAGAATGGATATCGTGATCTAGTCCGTAACGCACGTCGCATTAGCATTGCTGACATCAGTGAAGACGAGAAACGCGAAGCGTTTCAAGAATTGTATACAACTCTTAAGCCTCGTCTCGGAGAGACAACACGTATGCTTAACTCTCAGCCAGCTTATGCACGGCGTTGTGATCACTGGAATCAGCGTGACATAGCTGATATCCAGCCTGTTAAAGGTTCTCGCAATCCTTGGCTACGCTTCAAACGTGAGTTTGTTAACGCAATGGACGCCAGAGATGCGTCTCGTCGCGTTCAAATTGCCCTCGCATGGCTTTATCAGGACGAGCATCGCGACGACTGGATCGCATCTTGAGTGACGCGAAGCGTGCGACCGGAGGGAGCTAGAGATGAATCTGGACGAAGCTAATAAGCTAGTATGGAATATCTTAAAAGGTATGCCTATTGAAGTATTTGACGAGGAAGAAGGAGATGTGTGGGAGAATGATACCTATGAACTCGTTGCTCCACGTCAAGAAGGTGATTTCGAGGGTACTCGAATCATTGGGTCAGCTAATATTGTAACAGCATTAAATATGATTAATCAAAAGCTAGTGATTAACAATGTTGCTAATGATGATGTTAAAAACACTGCTGATCAATCTTATGAACTTTTTGGTACTGTACTAGAACAGTTACAAGAAAAAAAGTTAATTCGTAAAATTCCAACCAAAGTAAGATCAACATTTAAAGTAATAGAGGGAACTAATGGAACCAGCACTTAAAGCTGAAATGAAACAAGAAATTTCACGTATTGTAGACTTAATGATTCAAGCAGAGGCTATTCGAGAACAGATGGCTTCTTTGAAAAAAGACATTAAAGAAGAGTATGGAATTCCCGTAGCTACAATCACAAAAGTTGCTACAATTGTACGTAAACAAAATTTAACTGAAGAAGAAGATAAGTGGGAAGAAATCAAAGAGTTTGTTGACGCTTGTTCATAATTTGTCTGGCTAAAGTTAGATGACTTTTCGGCCCTGCATGAGAATTATCTGGTGCAGGGTCTTTATGTTTTTCTAGATCGAGATGAAAATCTACATAATCGTCAGTTAATTCTGCTAATTGTGTTTGTAGATGAGGAAAACAACAATGATGAATTACAGGAATATTAGCACGTTGACATAGTATGATTTGTTTTGCGACAGCACCACTCCACATTCTTTGTACTACCTCTTGTTCTGAAAAATATAACATTCCAGCTGAGTGCCAAGCTGCTTGATGCTCAACACTATTTTTACGTTTATTACCCAATATTTGTTCTGAGAGTATCCAGTTACGATAATATTTTTCATTCTCTAAGACATGATTAGCAACCATAAAACCTTGCCATTGATCTCTTCTAAAATCCCATACTTGCCACCGATACTCGCTTGTGTGTCCGATAACGATTAAATTAGGTTTTTTCTTGACTGCTTGCTCAACTTGTGTTGTAATAAGATATTCAGAAGCACCACTCTGTGCTAGATTGATTAGAGAAGAATTGTATGCCTTTTTCAAAATATACGGATATGCTTGAGTTTCGTTTTCAAGGCCTTCTCCGAATGTATAACTATCTCCACAGGATATTATTAACATGAGTGATGAAATCTTTGTAGTAGGTAATTCTTGGTCGGCTTCTTGCGACGAAGCCCCTATTTCAGTCTTTGACATCTTAGGTTTAAAGAAACGCTGGGAAATTCCTGGAATCACACTAGATGCACAAGCAGAATACATCATTGACAACGCTTTGACAAGCAGATTTAAAGTTATTTGGTTGATTGGACATCACCATCGCGCCGATCCAGAAGGTAACGGCAAATATCTACTACCATATCCTTGGGGACATCTAGACGAGTACGGCGATCTTGTAAGAGATTTATGGTTTAAAAAATTAACTAAGATGCCTTGGTATCAACGAAATGCGGCTCTCGCTATCAAAGCTGTATTATCAGACTGCAATATTGATAATATGATGATGATACCTATTTATAGGCCTAATCCTTTAGAACATCTATGGTTTACAGGACATCCGTGTATTTGGGATTTTTACTTACGTGATTTTGCAAAAAGAGAAGGCAATTTAGGGTACGCAGGGCATATGAATCAACAAGGACATACTAAGCTAGCTCCTATTCTTGCTTCGGAGGTTTATGATAGATGGAAGATTACATTAACCCTCGCTGGAGAGACGCAGTTGAGATCGGATTTTCTGAAAAGGTAGCTAAGAATGCTCACAAAATAGTTGAGCATTGTGAAGAAAATTATATAATGCACGGCCATCAATGGCGGTGTGACGTAGCAGGAAAAGTAGCTATATTACTTAAACCAGGCGAAGGCTATGAATGGCATTTTGATAATTTAGACTTCGCACAACGTAGATTGACAACTTCTAGGCCAGGTCGTTACTGGACCCATATGATTTATTTAACAGGAGGTAAACCTTTTGAAATTGGATCATGGAACCCGAAAGGTGAAAGGGTCGAACAGACTGACTTCTCTGCTCCAGAACCAAACGAGATACTCATTAGGATATTCCCCGAGCCGGGTAAGACAGTTTTGTTTCCATGCTTTATGGTTCACCGTATTCAGCCTATCGTTGATAATCGTCGCTGGGCTTTTGTAGATTTTGTAAATACACCAGATTATTTAGGTAAAACTAAAAAAGATTTAACTACTATTTTTAATAGGTACTTTGATGAAGATACTAGGCGTAAGCTCCTACCATCACGATAGCGCAGCAGCATCCTTAAAAGATGGGTCAATCTTAGGTGCGGCACATGAAGAAAGATTCTCACGTAAAAAGTATGATAATTCCTTTCCACATCAAACAATCGAGTGGTTAAGAAATACATACGAAGATTGGGAATTTGCTGCTTTCTACGAAGAATCTACCTACTCAGATTTCAAATCAGATATTCGTAAAATTACAAAAGCACAACCTGTACTAGTTGATCACCACGAAGCTCATGCTATGAGTTCAATTATAATGACAGATTGGACAGAGTGTGCTGTAATGGTTATTGATACTGTAGGCGGCAAATTTTCTACATCACTTGGAGTTTATGAAAATGGTAGGATCGAATGGATCAAAAGGTTTCGTTACCCAAATTCTCTTGGGCTTTTTTATAGTAGTGCTACTCGTTTGCTTGGATTTGAGCCTCTCTCTGGGGAGTCTCAAGTTATGGCAGCTGCTGGATACGGTACTCCTAAATGGGCTGAACTTATAAAAAATAAAGTAATTGGAATTGAAGATGGAGAGTATACTTTATTTCATGATCACACAAGGGGAGTCGGTTTCGGCACTCTTGACTGGGATGTTGCAGCTTCTGTTCAGTCTGTATTTACAGATATTGTATTCAATCTAGCTGATTGGCTATACAGAGAATCAGGAAAAACTAATTTAGCTTATGCTGGTGGTTGTGCTTTGAATTGTGTTACTAATTCCTACTTAGCAAATTATTCTGCCTTTGATAATATAGCTATCCAGCCTGCTGCTGGAGACGCTGGCGCAGCACTAGGAGCAGCAGCTCTTTTAGAGCGTCCTTTATGGGAAGGACCTTTTATAGGCTATGAAGACTATCATTGCGTAACCCCTGAAGAAGCAGCAGATCGAATTATCAAAGGAGATATAATTCCTATTATTAATGGACGAGCTGAATTTGGACCTAGAGCGTTAGGAAATAGAACCTTGCTTTGTGCTCCTATTGATAGTACAATTGACAGACTAAATAAGATAAAAGGTAGAGTCGATGACACATGGAGACCTTATGCTCCCATTGTACAGGACAAAGAAGCTGATAACTTTTTTCATATAACCAGACCGTGCCCTAATATGCTTTTTGTTTCGGACATTAAAGAACAGTCTAATTTTAAAACACATGACATGACTGCTAGATTACAATATATTGATGGATCTCAGCCCTATTTATACAAAGTGTTAGAAATAACCCGACAATATGGATACCCAATTCTAATTAATACTAGTCTAAACGCCAAAGGTATGCCTATGGTTAATAAGAAAGAAGATTTAGATGAAATTCGACTACATTACTGAAGTCAAAACTGATACTCTAAAAACAGGTAGAACCTATCACACACCTGACGGATCTTATCCTTCTATCACAACTATTTTAGGCAAAACTGCTGACAATACTTGGCTACAAAAATGGATAGAACGAGTAGGAGAAGAAGAGGCAGCAAGGGTTTCTAAAGAAGCTACGGAC